ATGTTAAACAGCATCACTTTTAGGACGCTGCACTGGATCGCCACTATTCTTATGGCCCTGGCGGTCGCGGGGTACTGTTATTTCCAACATATACAGCGTTTAACTGTTAGTGATCGGCTATATCAAGTTCGCCAGCTCACGCCCCGGACCTGGTTATACATTACTGAGTATGACGGCTCGAACATGACCACCGGGGAAGTGTATCGTTATTTTTTAGCGAGTAAGATTGACGGTGATCCGCTGGTGGCTCTCGAAAAACAACATATCGCGCCCACGCTTACAGCGAATACCGCCCGCGCAAAAGTTGAAGGCATAGGCAACAATATCTCATTTACTGTTCACGGCACTGTGTACAGCTTTACAACGTCCGCATTTTTTTATGATGCTGAGGGAATAGCGGCCGCGCCGTCAATTGACTTAACGGCCCGTGGCGAGAGCTGGGACAAGGGGAAATTTAGTCGATAGATAAATATTTATTTAAAAATCCCTTGCGGTCGGGTCAATGACCCGATGAGCCGCGTGTAAGTTTTCACGGCGTACCCGTGCGATATTGGGAAACAGCTGCATCCACCGGGCAAAGGTCTGCCCCATATCAGCCAGGCGATTCAGCAGCGGATATCCAGCCAGACTGCGGCGTCGATACACCGATCTGGTGTTGCGCTGGTTTACCGGGTACGTGGAACGCTCGCAACCTGCTGAAAACGGCTTTCAGCGTCTGTTTGTTCGTAAACTGGTCGGCGTATTCGAACGCCTCTGGCCATGTTCCTTCCAGCCCCCCACGCTGCGCGAAGTGGCCAGCTGGCTGACAGAGCACAGCGGCCTGACCTTCAGCGTGCCGGATGCAGATTATTTAGACCGTCCGATCCCACATTTCACCCACAGCGGAACGGGGTATGAGCTACTGGATAATCTCGGAAAGGCTTTCGGCATACAGCGCTGAGCTGCCTGATGTTGTGCGCAGGCTGCACACCCGCGCCGGTTGCGCCTCCGCTGGTCATTGTTTACAGCGCCTGCCCGAAAGTGAGCTATTGCCCGATGCCGGGAAGCGACCCGGCCACTAATGGCGACCTGAGTGCAGATATCCGCAGGCTTGAGCACGCGCTCGCAGCCTGCGCGTTACAGATTGAAACCGTCAAAGCCTGTCAGGATAAACTCGATGAAGAAAGCAACCAGCCTGCGAAAAGCGCTAACTGACGCCATCCCGCAGCTTAAAACCAACCCCGAGATGATGCGCATTTTTGCCGACGAGGGGAATATCGATGCACGGCTCGCGGCCTCCCTGTCCCACGAGAAAATTTACACCCTGAATGTGATCGTGTGCGATTTCGTAGGCGACCCTGATTTGATTTTCGTGCCGGTAGCCGCGTGGCTCAGGGAAAACCAGCCGGATATCTGCACGCTCGATGAGGGGCATAAAAAGGGCTACCGCTTCCAGATGGATTTAAACGACGGTGATACGGTTGATATCAGCATTAGCCTCCAGCTCACCGAGCGCACCATCATCAGGGAGGAAAACGGCGCGCTGCATGTGAGCTATGCCCCGGAGCCGCCACCGCCTGAACCCGTCACGCGTCCAAAAGAGCTCTATATCAACGGCGAACTGGTGAGCAAGTGGGATGAGTGACTTTAAACCCTTTGATAACAAGCTCGCCGGGCTGCTTGCCGCCCTGTCACCCGCAGGGCGCCGGAAGCTTGCCGGTGAGATTGCGAAGCAACTCAGAACGGCGCAACAGCAACGTATTAAACAGCAAAAAGCCCCAGATGGCTCACCGTATCAGGCGCGAAAGCGCCAGCCACTGAGAGCCAAACAAGGTCGAATTAAACGGGCGATGTTTCAAAAACTACGCACTAACCGGTACATGAAAGCCAGTGGCCGTGAAAACGGTGCTGTGGTGGAATTTACCGGAAAAGTGCAGCGTATCGCGCGTGTCCATCAGTACGGCCTCAAAGACCGGCCAAACGCGCACGCTCAGGATTTTCAGTATGCAGAGCGCCAGTTACTCGGATTTAGTCAGACGGATAAACAACGTATTGAGAGTATTATTGTCGAATATTTAAAAAGTTAGCAAAGCCTGATGATTACTGGTTTTTAAGGTCAAGTTAAATATCTCAAAGCCATGAGGAGCTGTTATTTATGTGGTCAGCCTCATCTTGACTGGTAAATACGGAGCTTATTATTCTTTATGCGTTAATAATTACGCAGAGGCAAAGGGAATGTTTGAAAGTTTGTTTAGTGTTGGATCGCTGGTTGCACTTTCAGTTGGTGCAATATTCAGTTTTAAAATTGCCAGGGTTAATCTGAATCTGCGCAACGATGTCAGGAACCAAAGCCCTGACATCCATGGAGATAACAATACTGTTATCTTCACTCAAGCAATGACAGGCGTCAGAAAGGAGATGGCATTCTCTGTGAAGTTGAGCGCGTTCTTAATGGCGATTACATTTCATATGTTTCCTCCGTTTTACGTCAACCTCCTCAGCTCACTGGTATTCATTCTTCCATTGCTAAGCCTTGTTGGCGTGTTTTATACGATTAGGGCTAATGGCTTTTACAGGGGATGGGATGTCATGTACCTTCTGGCATCCATCATTTTAAGTGTGATTTTTTATTGCTCATCAATAGCTATAGCTCATTACAGTCACCTTTATCCTCAGTTGTACTCGATTTTTGAGTCTGTCTTTGGTAGTGGTTTTAGGTTGATATCTACCTCATCGACACAACAGTGGAGTTTTCTGCTGATTATTGTGTCGAGCATTGCATGCCCTGCTTTAATTGTCCTTGGTTTTTATCTGGCCTTTGGTTGCACAGTTGCAAGGGATGGCAACGATATATTCAGATATTGTGTCAGGTCGATAGGTGGAGGGTATCTTGCTTATGTTTTCTTATCGGGTGTTATGTTTTCTGCTTCTCAGGGTAATGTCGATAATTTTGTGAATGTCCTGCTTTACCCCGTATTTACTCTCAGAGACCTTTTTACTTTTTAAATCGTTGTGCTGTAAGTCATACATCCAGCCCTAATTGCCGCTGGCCTTTCCCAGCGGCATCCTTCCCGTATGAATAATTTAAATTCTCTACAATAAATCGCACGCGCGATCCGCAACCTCATCCGCACCGGCATCGTGACCAACGTCGACCACGACTAGGGGCTGTGTCGTGTCCAGACCGGCGGCATGCAAACCACCTGGCTTAACTGGCTCACCTGTCGTGCCGGTCGCTCTCGCGTGTGGTGGGCTCCGTCCATCGGCGAGCAGGTGTTATTGCTGGCCATCGGCGGTGAACTCGATACGGCCTTTGTGCTACCAGGCATTTTCTCAGACGACCATCCTGCGCCATCAGCCTCACCTGATGCGTTACATGTGGCATTTCCCGATGGCGCTGTCATTGAGTACGAACCCGAAAGCGGCGCGCTCACCGTGTCAGGTATCAAAACCGCCAATGTCACCGTGTCGGATTCCATTACAGCCACCGTGCCGGTGGTGCTGGTTAGAGCCTCGACCCGTATCACTCTCAATACACCCGAGGTGGTGTGTACCAACAAACTGACGACCGGCACGCTCGAAGTGCGGAAAGGCGGGACGATGTCCGGGAATATCGAGCACACTGGCGGGTCACTGTCGTCTAATGGCAAAGTGCTGCACCTTCATAAACACCCGGGCGATAGTGGCGGAACAACGGGGGCACCGATATGACATTGCGTTATCTCGGAATGAACAGCCAGACCGGCCTCAGTATCTCTGAGGTTGAACATATCAGGCAGAGCGTGCGCGACATTCTCGTCACACCGGTTGGCTCGTGCGTCATGCGCCGTGAATACGGCTCGCTTCTGTCGGCACTGATTGACCAGCCGCAGACACCGGCACTGCGATTGCAGATTATGGCCGCGTGCTATTCCGCGATCCTGAAGTGGGAGCCGCGCGTCAGTCTGACAACCATCACCTTTGAGCGGTCGGAGACCGACGGCGGGCTGTATGTCGATATCACCGGCACGCGATCGGCTAACGGCCAGCCCTTTTCCCTCACCATTCCACTGAGTTAAACGCTATGGCAATTGTTGACCTTACGCCTGATATCGTGGAAGTGCTGGACTATGAGACCATCCTCGCAGAGCGAAAGACGACCCTCGTCTCGTTATACTCGGAGGAACAACAGGAGGCAGTCGCGCGCACGCTGATCCTCGAATCAGAGCCGATTGTTAAGCTGCTGGAGGAAAACGCCTACCGGGGAGTTATCTGGCGACAGCGCGTCAACGAGGCCGCGCGTGCGGTCATGCTGGCTTACGCTGCCGGAAGCGATCTCGACCAGATTGGGGCGAATTACAATGTCCCGCGACTCGTCATCACCCCGTCAGACGACACGACATTTCCGCCCACGCCAGCGGTGATGGAGTCTGACACTGACTAACTCCCGCTCCACCTCACCCGACTGTGGGTGGTCAGCGGCCATTATGGCTGTGATAAATTCCTGCTAAGTGCCCGCCCTGTGCGGGTTTTTTTATGCGCCGAGGAAAGTCGTGTTAAAAATTTACCGCCATTTCATCGCCACTTAAAATTCAGACAACAAAAAAGCCACTCAATCGAGTGGCTTAACTGGATGATTCTAAAGCTAAAATTTGGTGGCCCCTGCTGGACTTGAACCAGCGACCAAGCGATTATGAGTCCGAACCGTATTCCATTAAAAACAATGATTTACAGGAAATTCAAGCGCATAGAATTTCGTATATTGTCGAAAAGTATTGCATAGTGCTGCGCTGTGCTGCCATTTTGCTGCCACCAATTAGGTTTAAAGGGTTAAGTTGAACCGCTTCTGTTAGATGGTCGGGGGCAAAGTGGGCATAACGCATCGTAACTTTAATATCCGTATGTCCGAGGATGCGTTGTAACACCAGAATATTGCCGCCGCCCATCATGAAATGGCTGGCAAATGTATGTCGAAGAACATGCGAAAGCTGACCGTCTGGCAGCTCTATCCCCGCGCGCTTTATCGCGCTCCTGAATGCTGAATAACATCCGGTAAAAAGTGGTTTCGAGGTTCGGCTTTTAGGTAGCAGTTCGTAAAGCTCATCACTGATTGGAACCGCGCGGTTCTTCTTACCTTTAGTTTTGATAAAAGTGATCTTGCCAGGGCTTATCTGTTTGCCAGTTAAGCTTTCCGCCTCTCCCCATCTTGCGCCGGTCGCAAGGCAGATTTTCACAATTGTGGCTAAATCCTCTGCTTTGCTTTTTTCGCACTCTTCAAGTAAGCGTGTCGCTTCCTCAACTGTAAGCCAGGCCAGTTCAACTTCTGCGATCTTAAACTCTCTGACGTTTTCGAGGGGGTTTGGTGCTGTCCAGTCATCAAGTCTTTTCAGCTCATTGAACATAGCCCGAAAGTAAGCCAGTTCGAGGTTTACCGTGCGAGGGGTTACGGACTTAACGCGATCAGAGCGGGTTATTTTCCCGCTTAGCCGCTGCTCTCTATATGTTGAGAACAATTTAGCGTTGAATTCAGTTGCGAGGGGATCACCCATAGCGAGACAGGCAAACTCCATTGCACCTTTACGCTTCTCTCCATCAGCAAGTGTTACGCCATGTGCGTTATACCAAGTTGTAACCAAATCGCGAACTCGACGTTTGTCTGTCTTCTCACCCAGCCAGGGCTTGTCCTGAGCTTGTTCCTTTACATGGCGCTCAAAAGCCAAAGCCTCCCCTTTAGTGGCGAATTGGCGACGAATACGCCTCCCATCTCTACCATTGGGGAAAACCTGAGCTTGCCACTTTCCATTGCTTAATTTGCTTACTGCCATTCTATAGGCCTATTGAGATGTGGAATGATCATCACGCATTAGGGCTTGCCAGTGTTCTTCACTGAGGATTTTGAGCGGAACTCCTTTATTGTCACGATAATCAATAGCCTGTTCTATTTTTCTTCCGAAGCTTTGAAATTTCCAATCCTTAGAGCTGAGGGCGCCAATAATTAGATAGTCCAAATCTTGAGTAACACGATCAATAATCTTGCAACCAAGCTTTATAAGGTCACTTTCACATTGTCTACGGGAACCGCAAAGAAACTTACCTGTGAGACAAACTTTACTATCTGTAGTGTTAAATTCATCAATAAGGTCAACAGGTGAAGTTGTGGAATATCCATCCACTATTCCCTCAGAGATATTTGAGCCAGTAAAAGCAGTTATTTCTTGTAATAATTTGACGCGTTCTTCATCTGTTATCACTCCATCACTAAGGATTGACTGGACAAGTTCGTAAAGATGTTTACCGGGATAGTTGCTTTTTAAAGCTACATTTGTAGATAAGAACCAGTTTAAATAGCTGATTTCTTCGTCGCTCAAATGATAGTCTGAAGCAAGCCCCTTACATAGGCCCTCTAGCAAATGCTTGTCAGAGTCTGCGGAGTAAAGATCGATGTTAGGAGTATCCATCAAGCCGCGCTGCATTTCATGGAGTAGGTCTTTTAATTCGTCTAATTCAGCTTTTTCAACTACACCATCAGAAAGTATTTCACTTATTTTATCTCTGATGCAATTTACGAAATAATTTTGGGAAAGAACGTCTGTCTCCATCAGCCACGTATCCAGGAAAATCATTTCTTTTTCACTTAAGTTTCCATCACAGGTCATTCCTTCAATCAGGTTGATTAAATTTGCGATGGCTTTATCTCTATTGTGTGTATAGTTGAAAGCGCTAAATTGAGTCATACCAATATTCCTTATTCAGTAAACGTTATTTTGCTGATCACTCTGCCATTGGCTTCAATATCCGATGGTTTACACTCAAAGGATGCGGGGCCATTTTCTACCCGTAAGCGTCCACCAGGAAGGCGGTAAACCTGTCTTATACTCATAAAGCCATCTAATTCAATTAACCAGATTCCATCGTTGATCTCTCCCCTGAACTCGTCCACGAGATAGAACGAATTATCAAACTTCACAATGAATGGAGCAGTTGTGTTTTGAGGTAAAAGGCGAGAGTCGTAGTGAACTTCTTCGGTAGACGAAAAAACCCCATTTGAGATTTCTTTTAATTGCAAAGGTAATTTATTGCCGCGATCTGCTTTTGTTGTAGATGCGCCTTGCCCTGTAGTTAACCAAAGCATAGACGCACCAGTATCTAGATGACATGCGATGAGCCAATCGTGCGGAAAAGTATCTCGCATCCAACGGTTTGCCATAGTGCTCTGAGATACCCCAAGGTGGTCACATAAAGCCTGCCGGGTACTGAATCCGTAGGCTTGGAGGATACGCGTTATCGCTTCCTTCCCCCCACTTTGAGATGGGAAGTTGTATTTTGAGATCGCCTTTGGGGTCTCTTTTGTGTTTGACATATTTAAAATGCGATCCTATCATCGGTTTTGTGGTGTTCGGAATGATTGCGAATAGTTCCGAATAGTGAAGTTTTTAAACACAAACTGAGGAATAGTGCATCATGAAAAGCAATTTTTCAATGCGCCCCAGCATCAACCTTGTGGTAACTGAGCCATTCATCACGCTCGATGAGTTCTGCCGCCGTACAGGTTACAAGCCAAGCTATGCCCGTCAGATGATCCGTGAAAATCGACTTCCTATCAGGAAGAAGGCCGGAGTTAACAGCCTTATCGAAATAAACATGTTTGCTTTGACGATGGAAGCGGCTCAGGGCTGCGAAGTCACAATGCAAGCCTGATAGTTCCATTTTGGGATAGTTAGGGATTAACCACATGTTTGTTTACATCGTTTCCAAACATGCTGTAGATGAACCCTGAATCGTTTGCGTAAGGAAAAGTAACTTTATGGCTTCTGAAATCACCATCTTAAAAATACCTGCAGCAATAGTTACTTTGCAGCAGTTTGCTGAACTGGAGGGTATTTCTGTGCGTACAGCTTATCGCTGGACAACAGGGGACAATCCTTGCGTTCCCATCGAGCCACGTAAAATCCGTAAGGGCTGCAAAAAAGCCGGAGGACCAATCCGTATTTATTACGCTCGCTGGAAAGAGGAGCAACTGAGAAAAGCTCTTGGGCATTCCCGTTTTCAACTTGTCATTGGTTCTTAATTCACGGTGAGAATTGTAAGGATTCAATATGTTTGATTATCGCATTTCTCAGCATCCCCATTTTGATGAAGCTTGCAGGGCTTTCGCATTGCGTCACAACATGGCGAAGCTGGCACAGCGCGCGGGCATGAATGTCCAGACGCTGCGCAACAAGCTTAACCCTGAGCAGCCCCATCAGCTCACGCCGCCGGAAATCTGGCTGCTGACTGATATCACTGAGGACTCCACGCTGGTTGATGGTTTCCTGGCTCAAATTCATTGCCTGCCATGCGTGCCGCTGAACGAAGTGGCAAAAGAGAAGCTGCCGCACTATGTCATGAGCGCCACCGCTGAGATAGGGCGCGTTGCTGCCGGTGCCGTTACTGGTGATGTGAAAACCACTGCCGGGCGCCGTGATGTGATCAGCAGCATTAACTCAGTAACTCGCCTGATGGCACTGGCTGCCGTTTCCATGCAGTCCCGCCTGCAGGCCAACCCCGCTATGGCAAGTGCGGTGGACACCGTAACGGGCCTTGGCGCTTCGTTCGGCATCATCTGAGGTGATTATGCTGACTAATGAACCGTCATTCGCATCGCTTTTAGTTAAACAAAGCCAGGGCATGCACTGCGGCCATGGCTGGATTATCGGGAAAGATGGCAAGCGCTGGCACCCGTCCCGCTCTCAGGATGAACTGCTGGCAGGGCTGACCACTACCAAACGGGGGAAACCATGGCTATTGAAGGCGCTGCAGCGACTGTTCCATTAAGCCCGGGCCAACGTATGGAAGGGCTGAACCGAATAGCGGAATTAAGGGCAAATGTGTTTGGTCTGAATATCGAGCCAGAGCTTGAAAGGTTTATTAAAGATATGCGTGACCGCCGCGATATAAACCATAAACAAAATGAGCGAGCACTGGCAGCCATATTCTTTATGGCAAAAATTCCGGCAGAACGTCACGGCGTCAATATTAGTGATCTGACTACTGACGAAAAGCGGGAACTGGTTAAAGCAATGAATCATTTTCGTGCAGTGGTGAGCTTATTTCCCAAACGGCTAACCATGCCGAATTAACCCACAACAGAAATTAATGGCGTAAACCCGCCGGGCATTCTTTTGCCCCAATTCAGGAGAAAGAACAATGCAGAACGAATTACCAAAAATGTTTGTACCAGAAACCGACCAGCTTATGGCGGTTATTGATATTGCCAAACGTGAAGAGCGCAAAGGACGCGCGCTCGCCGTTTCAATCCGTCTTGAGGCGCTGGCAACACATATCACCAACAAAGGGTTAAACGGTAATGAAGCGGCTGAACTGCTGCGCCGCGAAGCAACCCGCTACGAAAACGAATCTCAGGAGCTGCACTAATGGCTGACTCTATGGACCTCGTACAGCAGCGCGTTGAAGAACAGCTCCAGCGCCACATTCACACCGCCCGCAACAGAGCACCGGGCGTTTCCCGTGTGCTTTGCATCGATTGTGATACACCAATCCCTCCAGCTCGTCGCCGTGCCATTCCGGGCGTGCAGTGCTGCGTCACCTGTCAGGAAATCGCAGAGCTTAAAGGTAAACACTACAACGGAGGTGCTGTATGAGCACCATCCTGAAATGGGCGGGCAATAAAACTGACGTTATGCCCGAATTGATTAAGCACCTTCCTGCTGGCCCGCGACTGGTAGAACCTTTCGCGGGTTCCTGCGCTGTGATGATGGCAACAGACTATCCCAATTATCTTGTCGCGGATATTAACCCTGATTTAATAAATCTATATCGGGAGATAGCAACAAACGCATCAGATTTTATTGAGCGTGCTAAACATCTGTTTAAAACATTCAATAGTGAAGATGGTTATTATGATAGCCGGGATTCATTCAATCACGATAAAGACCCTGAATGGCGCGCGCCGCTGTTTTTATTCTTAAATCGCCACTGTTACCGTGGTCTTTGCCGTTATAACAAAAAGGGTGAGTTTAACGTCCCTTACGGTAATTATAAAAAACCGCATTTTCCTGAAAATGAAATACGCGCTTTTGCTGAAAAAGCTACCCGCGCCACGTTCATTTGCGCCAGCTATGACGAAACTTTGGCATTGTTAGTGCCTGGGGATGTTATTTATTGCGATCCGCCTTATGACGGTACTTTCAGTGGCTATCACACTGCCGGTTTTACTGAGGACGATCAGTATCATCTGGCCTCTATTCTTGAGCGCCGTGCATCAGAAGGCCATCCGGTCATCGTTTCGAACAGCGACACTTTCCTGACTCGTTCCCTGTATCGCAATTTCACTCATAACCGCATTAACGTAAAACGCAGCATTGGTATTGCTGCAGGCGAAGGGAAAACCGCAGACGAACTGATTGCTGTACTCAAACCGAAAGTATGGGCTGGCTTTGATCCAGCTGGCGGCCCTGATTACTCGGTCGTGCATGAGGTGCGCGCGTGAGTCATCACGAAGTTGAAAAGCACGGCGGTGCAGAAGATTCCGCCGCTGCTTTTGCATGGAATGTACCTAAAAAGGCGATTAACCCCTACATGGACCCGGCGGAAGTAGCGCCGGTTTCTGCGCTTTCAAACCTGATTACTCTCTATGCTGCGGATAACGAGCAGGAGCAGCTGCGCCGCGAGGCCCTGAGTAATGAGGTCTGGGAACGCTATTTCTACAATGAATCCCGTGATCCTGTTCAGCGAGAAATGGAGCAGGATCAGCTGATAAGCCGCGCCAAAATGGCCCGCGAGCAGCAGCAATTCAATCCCGATCTGGTCATCGTTGCTGACGTGAGCGCCCAACCGGCGCACATCAGTAAGCCGCTGCTTGAACGGATTAAATATTTCGAGGGCCTGGGCAAGCCGAAGGCTTATTCCCGCTATCTGCGTGAAACCATCAGGCCGTGCCTTGAACGCCTGGAGCGCGTGCGTACCAGCCAGATTTCTGCGTCATTCCGTTTTATGGCGAGCCACGACGGGCTGGAGGGCCTGCTGGTTCTGCCGGAAATGAACCAGGAGCAGGTCAAGCGGTTATCTACCCTGGTGGCGGCACACATGAGCATGTGTCTGGATGCTGCCTGTGGTGAGCTGTTTACGGATGAAGACGTTACGCCGGAAGAGATCCGCCGGTCATGGGAAAGGGTGGCCGCTGAGGCAATGCGCCTTGATGTTATCCCGCCTGCTTTCGAGCAGCTGCGCCGCAAAAAGCACCGCCGTAACCCGGTCCCATACGAACTTATTCCGGGCTCGCTTGCCCGTATGCTTTGCGCGGACTGGTGGTATCGCAAGCTGTGGCAGATGCGGTGTGAATGGCGGGAAGAACAGCTGCGCGCTGTCTGCCTGGTTAACAAAAAGGCGTCCCCGTATGTCAGCTATGAGGCCGTGATCCACAAACGCGAACAGCGCCGCAAATCACTTGAGTTTTTCCGCTCGCATGAGTTGGTTAATGCCGAAGGTGACACGCTGGATATGGAAGAAGTGGTAAACGCCAGCAGCAGCAATCCGGCGCACCGGCGCAACGAAATGATGGCCTGCGTTAAGGGGCTGGAGCTGATCGCAGAAATGCGTGGTGAATGCGCCGTGTTCTATACCATCACCTGCCCGTCACGCTTTCACGCGACGCTTAATAACGGCAGGCCTAATCCGAAGTGGACCAGTGCCACTGTCAGGCAGAGCAGTGACTATCTGGTTGATACATTCGCCGCTTTCCGCAAGGCCATGCACAAGGCCGGGCTGCGCTGGTATGGCGTCCGCGTGGCAGAGCCGCACCATGACGGCACAGTGCACTGGCATCTTCTGTGCTTCATGCGCAAAAAAGACCGCCGTTCCATCACTGCGATGCTGCGCAAGTTTGCCATCCGTGAAGAACGGGAGGAGCTGGGCACCAATACGGGGCCGCGCTTCAAGTCCGAGCTAATCAACCCGCGCAAGGGCACGCCGACCAGCTACATTGCCAAATACATCAGCAAGAACATTGACGGGCGGGGGCTGGCTAAAGAAATCAGCAAAGAAACCGGCAGATCACTGCGTGACAGCGCCGAGCATGTCAGCGCCTGGGCGTCACTGCATCGTGTCCAGCAGTTCCGTTTCTTTGGTATTCCGGGGCGTCAGGCATACCGAGAGCTGCGCTTGCTGGCTGGTCAGGCGGCGAGAGTGCAGGGTGAACGCAAAGCGGGCGCGCCAGTACTGGATAACCCGCGTCTGGATGCGGTGCTGGCGGCAGCTGATGCGGGCTGCTTTGCCACCTACATCATGAAGCAGGGCGGTGTGCTGGTTCCCCGCAAACATCACCTTGTCCGCACAGCTTATGAGCTTAACGACGAACCGAGCGCCTACGGCGATCATGGTGTTCGTATTTATGGCATCTGGTCCCCGATCATTGAGGGCCGGATCTGCACTCATGCAGTGAAGTGGAAAATGGTTCGGAAAGCCGTTGACCTTCAGGAGGCGACAGCCGACCAGGGCGCTAGCGCCCCTTGGACTCGTGGCAATAACTGTCCCCCTGTTGAAAATCTAAACAAATCAGGGGGTGATTTACCCGATATTAAAACCATGGGTGAAAAGGAACTGCAGGAATATCTCCACAATATGGGCCAGAAGGAACGGCGGGAACTGACAGCCAGGTTAAGATTGATAAAACCGAAGCGGAAAAAAGCATACAAACAGAGTATTTCGGAGCAGCAGCGCCTGCAGCTTCAGGCAGAACTGAGTTCCAGAGGATTTGATGCAAGTAATGCGGAAGTGGATCTGCTTTTGCGTGGCGGTAGTATCCCGTCTGGAGCAGGGCTGCGTCTGTTTTATCGGGATCAGCGTTTGCAGGAAGATGATAAATGGCGCCAGTGGTACTAAGGCGCCTTAGATTGAAGGGTTACAAGCCAGCCAGACTCTTACCGCGAATGCGGGCAACTTCATACTTCAGTTCAGCCGCCTTGGCCTCGCAGAGCCTTAAGGATTTTAGCCATTGTTCTGTTGTAGGTTTACCAAATATGTCTTCCATCACTACAACCAAGTAAAGGCAGCGGCCAGTGCCTAGTTCACCTGCAACCAGGCAGGCAGCGTTAGTTCCTGCCATAAGTTCAATACATGCTTTACGCATCGATTTTTTCCTCATTCCGTTGTCTCTAGTAAAGCATCGCACTTGAGCCATCTGTTTGAAACATAAAAAAACATTTTACATTTGATGGGTAATTTTATACTGTGTTTATATACAGTTGTTTTGATTGGAGGGGAAAATGCAGGACTATTTTTTGGAGTCGTTGAAACTCCAGCGCATTGATTTTTTTGTGAAGCTTGTAGCGGCCAGTGAGTGTGATGATGAAGAAAAGCGGCTGGCTATCCAGTGGGTTTCGGAGCTGACTGATGAGTTGATGGCTAAAATCCGTACTCATGAGTACAACCGTTCCATGGATCTCCCCAGTTAGGCATGAGAACGTTGCTGGCGTTAGGACTTGATTCTGACGCTAGCAAGGTTGAACAACGAGCCACGCGAGGCGTTAGTGCTGTTGTGCATGTCTATGCCGCATGAAATCGCATGATCGTTTGAGGATCGTTTTTGCTCAGGCCCGCCAGAACTGGCGGGCTTTTGCTTATGTCATGCAGGTGCATGAAAACCACTACACAAAGCGGGCAGGCGTGGCGGGGATACGAGCGCGCGCAGATATAGAAATTATCTGTATTTTGTTATATATAGGAGGTATAGAAAGGGGGTGGGCACATCATGACTGTTTTACACCTTGTAGCAGATCATCTTGCTAAGCAGGCTAATTCAACTCGCAGGAAAGGCGAGGGGCATACAGTATTAGCTGATGCATATGGTCGCTCAGCTTTCAATCGATACTATTATGCCTGTTTTCTCAACGTGCGTGAGTTTGTATCAACTATTGACTCGAACTGGGGTAAGGTTAAACACGCTGAGGTACCAACTTTATTACGGGTGAGTGTAAATAAAAAGATAGATATTGAACTTAAAAAGTCTGAAAGGATTGGCGATTTAACCCAAGGTGAGTATCAGTCAAAAAAAAGCATGTTACTTACATCTCTGGATAATATGGCATCTACAATGTCCTTGGCATATACTATTAGAGGAGTTGTGGATTATGAGCCTGAAATAGAAATGATTTTTAGCGATGGTTGCTTTTCTATTAATACAACATCAGTTGCCTCTGCGAAAGGTTGGTTGCAAACTATTAATGTAGAAAGAGCAAAGGTTGCCAAAATCATGAGGGAGGTTGGCTTTGTCTAATAAACAATTGTTATCCGAGCTACTGTTGAAGTTCCCATTCATAAAAGTCAAAGATGTTACTGATTTTATGGATACAATTCTATTGATTATACCGATGGATAGGATTGTACCTCTAGCTGCGTCAGAATACATAACAAAACGTCAGATATCGTTGTTAGCTAAAAAAATAGAAGAACAGTTAAATACTAAGGTTCTAATTAGCTACTCTCCCTTTTCAGATAAAGAAAATATTGAGGTTGGTTTAGAGGCTTTAGCAAGGAGTAATTTTAAAAAAGGGAAAGTGTCTGATTTGAGCTTATCTTTCTCTGATTCGCAACAAGCTTTGCTTTATACCTTCTGCAAGAACCTAACTTCACCTGAAAGAGATAAATGGGAATCCTTAGTTTCAGGTATGTTGAAAAATTTCAACATCAAGATTACCTCTTTTTTATATGAGGTTAAAAATAATCCTGAACCTACAATGATGATGCTTTTAAGAGTGGCGAAAAAATGTCAGCCGTTTGATCTGCAAGGGCTATTTAATGAGCTTGATAATGGTGATTATCATATTGAATCATTAGACTGGCTCAATGGAAAGCTAGACAATTTGCGTAAAAAAGGTTTTTTATTAAGGAGTCAGGACGGTACTTATAGAATGACTTTGGCAGGGTTAGAAATAGTTCCTGTATCTAAGTCTAGTCAAAGCTCTGATATTGATAGGGTCCTCTATCTTGCGCGCAAACATTTATAGTGATATGTTCATGTTGGTAGTGGCGTTCACGAGAGCATGCATCATGCTCATTTGTGAAGGTCGCGGACAGAATGGGCGCCTGCAAATCAGCAGCCGTTCCTTCGAAACGTCTGCTGATTCGCAGGCGTCATCAACGAAAGTTTTCATCAGCTTTGCTTAAGGATTGACCTAATGAAAACGCCACTACCTCTATTCTTTACATTCGCTGATGCTGAGCAATTGCTCAAGGCATTGAGTAAACCCCTGAGAGATAGATATTCTGCCGAACTTTTGCGGTTACAACAACTCGGACTTCCACCATTGGTGTCTTGGAGTGTTTTGTCTGTCGCTGTCGGCGTTAGCCCACAATTTATTACATCGATATTAAAGAATAAGTCAAAATACTATCGTGTTTTTCCGATAGCTAAAGGCAAAGGTAAAAAGAAACGCATTATCGAAGCGCCAAAAGTTAGCTTGAAAATAATTCAGTCATGGTTTGCATATCATATTAGTCTTAATGACAATATTGCACTTAGTGAAAATGCATACGCATTCATTCCTGGTAAAAATGGAATATATGATGCCGCAAGTGTGCATTGTGGCGCAAAATGGGTCATGTCTATTGATCTTAGGGATTTTTTCCATTCGATCACATCGGAAGCAGTGGCATTAGCATTAACTAGAATAGGATATAAAGAAGACCAAGCATCTAAGTTGAGCGATTTGCTTACTTTGAATCAGCATCTTCCCCAGGGTGCGCCAAGCAGTCCTGTGATTTCAAATTTAGTATTTAGCAAAACCGACTTTAAAATAAATGAATTGATCGGTGAGTTTAATGTTAAATATACTAGATATGCTGATGATTTGACTTTTTCTAGTGAAGATGAAGATTTTGATATTAAATCGCTCAAGAAACATGTTGTCGAAATATTAATTGCCGATGGTTGGGTTGTTGCTGATGAAAAATTTAAAATAGCAAAGGCACCCAATAGGTTAAAGGTTCATGGGTTTTTAGTGCATGAAAATAAACCGAGGTTGACCAAAGGTTACCGTAACAAAATCAGAGCATACAGGCATCTACTGAACACAGGTAAAGTGGTTTTAGAGGACCTAGATAAAATCAAAGGACATATAAACTATAGTGATTATATTGATAGATTAAATGAATGAGGGCAATGCCCTCATTCATTTAGTTTAGCTCATATATTCCAAAGGTTATGATTTGGTCTCCTACCCATTCATTCAATTCTTCGATCCTTTTTTGTAATGGTAATAATTCGTTTCTTACAAAGACAAGGCTGGCTTTCTCCACATCCCCAAACCCCCCAACATTACTCGGCATAATCCCCATCATCTGCGGCGGAACGCGGTGCGCTGCCATCATGTCGTCCCGGCTCACGTTCTTGATATTCAAAAACTCATCCTTTGCCGCCACCTCTGACAGCGGGATGATCTGAATCCCGTCCTTTTTGCCGTTAGGCGAGTACATAAACAGGTTGCGGAAGTTGCCCGGGCCTTTGGCGCTTTTCATGGCCTGGCGGATGTTGTTCACGTCCTCCTGGTTCTGCGCGGCGTCGGTCATGTACATGATGAACCCCGCGTGGCTGCCGTTGATGTAATACTTGCGGCGAAACAGCGTGGCGGATTCGTTCAGCAGGGCGGAGGGGATGGCGGACAGGTATTCCGGCAGGCCGTAAATCTCCTGGTTTAAATCCGGCTCCATCAGGTGAAAAATGCTGCCTCTGGTGAACTCATACGGCTGCGTAGTCATGCCGTATTGCACAAACCAGTAGGTATCCAGATCCACGCCGCGCCGGGTGTATTTTGCCAGCGACGGCTCCAGCGACAGAATGCCGCCGAGCCGGTTGGTGCGCTTCTCCAGATAGGCGTTACCGAATACCAGATAGTCCTGTACAAACCGGCTGAACGCCTGCTGGCTGAGCAGCGGGTGCGGGATAAATGTGCTGGTCAGAATGTTGCGTTTCACAGCAATCGGTGAGCTGTGATGCACCGCCGCGCGATAGGTGCGCGCCAGACCGTCAAAACTCACCGGCGGTTCGTACCAGCGGTCCATCTGTACGCACTCCACATAATCCAGCAATTCCCGGCGGTCCAGTACCGGGATCGGGTCGCCAAAGCTGAATGCTTCTGCAGATACACCGCTGCTCTGTTGAACGCTCTGTTTAGCTGCAGCGCGGTTTTTATTCCTCTTGCCCATCAAAAAATCTCCACAATGTTGCTGGTATTGGCGGCTTCGCCCTGCAGCGGTTCGTTAAACAGTGCGTGCATCGTTGCCCAGGCCAGGTCTGCATGGCTGGCTTCTTCGCTGCGGCTGGCTTCGTAGGTAGGGCGGTTCCCGCTGGCGGTGGTGGCCCGGCGGATAGCCATAAATGACTGCGCAATGTCGGTGTGCCCGGCGTCAAACTCCAGACGGCGGTGGCTGATAATGTCGTATGCCTTGAGCACCAGAGCGTTTTTGACGTTGGGGTTGTAGACAAACTCCCGGACCGCCGGGAAGAACGCCTTCACGTTTTCATACACGCCGTGGCCGACGCCGGTCGAGTCAATGCCGATATAGGTCACGTTGTACTGCTGCGTCAGCTTTTTAATGGCGTCAGCCTGGGCGCGGAAGTCCATCCCGCGCCACTGGTGCCGCTCCAGAATGCGGAACTTGCCCCCCGGCACCGTAGGCGGCGCCACCACCACGCATCCGGCGCTGTCGCCGTTCTGCGTACCTTTCGCCGGGTCATAGCCGATCCAGACTTCACGCCAGCCAAACGGGCGCAGCGCCAGCGCCTGAAAATCGGACCAGACTTCCCAGCTGTCCACCATGCACGCCTGCAGCTCGCTCAGCGGGAATACTGAAGCCAGATCGTCAATGAATTCGCACATAAGCAGGTTCTGGTATTCGTCCGGGCTGTACTCCATGCGCAGCTGGTCTAGGTCGAACAGGTTGCAGCCGCCGCGCACCGCATCCTCCACGGTGACGATCTGGCGGTACTGACCGTCCGGGCAAAGCAGACCCGGGGCCAGATTGCCGTGGGTCAGGTCAATGTCCACCTTGTCCGCTTTGGCACGGCCCCGGTTGAACAGCGCGCCGGACCAGAACGGATAGGCGCTGTGGGTCAGGCTGGACGGGGTTGAAAAGTAGGTCTGACGCCATTTTTTATGGATGGCCATACCGGAGGCCACCTTGCGCAGCTCCTGGAATTTCGGTATCCAGAAATATTCATCCAGGTACAGGTTGCCGTGGTAGCTCTGCGCCGTGCGGGCGTTGGTGCCGAGGAAGTACAGGCACGCGCCGTTGCTGAGCGTCATCGGGTCGCCTTTCAGCTCTACATCCACCTCTTTTGCAAAGTCGATGATGTACTGCTTGAAGACGTGCGCCTGTGCCTTGCTGGCTGACAGAAAAATTTGGTTGCGGCCGGTGGTGATCGCGTCTATCAGCGCCTCCCGGGCAAAAAAGAAGGTCGCCCCGATCTGGCGCGATTTGAGCAGGTTGCGGATACGGTGGCGTTTGCCTGCCTCGTACCAGTGGCGCTGGTAGGCGAACATCGAGCCGTGGAAAACCTCCTGCAGCTTCTCGATCTGTTCGTCGGTGAAAACGTTCTTTTCGGGCTGGCGGCGCGGGCCTTTGTTGCGGTTGGCAACCTTCGGATTTAAATCTGCCTCGTTGCCGCCATCGTTAAATTTACCGATCCGGGCGTGGCGCTCTGACTGGCGCGCCAGCAGGTCTATTTCCTTGAAGTCTTTCCCTTCTTTCTGCTCCTTCATAATGAGCTGGCAGTAGCGCGCGGCGGTGGTGAGCTGCATCTGATCCAGCGGCCCATACTCGGCCCACTTGTCGCGCTTCTTCCAGCTGTGAACGGTTGCAACTTTCTCGCCCAGCATTTCTGCAATGCGGGCTACGCGGTATCCCTGAAAGTACAGCAGCATGGCCTGCCGACGGGGATCGAGGTCTGCGGGGGTCATTGTCGTGTTCATGGCCCAAACATACGGCCTTGCCCGGCGGCTTTCCCCGGCTGCGGTTTGTGTGGCTGACCGTACAAGCGCCGCGCGTTGTTTCACTCCCCCCATCACCGCAAACATAAGGCTCCAGTAAGTTTTTTCTAACGGAGCACGGCTCATGACAGTGAAAGCAAAGCGTTTCCGCATCGGGGTGGAAGGTGCCACTACCGACGGACGCGAAATCCAGCGCGAATGGCTGGAGCAGATGGCGGCCAGCTACAACCCGACGGTCTATACCGCGCTGATTAACCTTGAGCACATCAAATCCTATTCCCCGGACAGTGCCTTTAACCGCTACGGCCAAGTGACGGCTCTGGTCGCTGAAGAAATCAAGGACGGTCCGCTGGCCGGAAAAATGGCGCTGTACGCCGACGTGGAGCCGACCAGTTCCCTCGTGGAGCTGGTCAAAAAAGGCCAGAAGCTTTTCACCTCCATGGAAGTCAGCCCGAAGTTTGCCGACACCGGCAAAGCCTACCTTGTGGGCCTGGCTGCCACTGACGATCCGGCGAGCCTGGGCACTGAGATGCTGACCTTCAGCGCCAGCGCCGCGCATAACCCGCTGGCAAACCGCAAGCAGAGTCCTGAAAACCTGTTTACCGCCGCCGAAGAAACGCTGATCGAACTGGAAGAAAACCAGGACGAAAAGCCGTCCCTCTTTGCCCGCGTCACCGCCCTGTTCACCAAAAAAGAGCAGACCGATGATGCGCGTTTCTCAGACGTGCACAAGGCCGTCGAGCTGGTCGCCACCGAGCAGCAGAACCTGAGCGAGCGCACCGATAAATCCCTGTCCGACCAGGACGCGCGCATTTCTGAGCTTGAATCCTCGCTGCAGGAGCAGCAGGCCGCCTTTGCCGAGCTTCAGCAGCAGCTGAGCCGTGAAGACAGCCGTAAAGATTACCGCCAGCGCGCGCCGGGCGGTGACGCACCGGCAGGCACCCTGACCAATTGCTGATGGAGCATAAAACCCGATGAAAAAGAATACCCGCTTTGCCTTTAACGCCTACCTGCAGCAGCTGGCACGCCTGAACAACGTGGAAGTGGAAGAACTTTCCAGCAAGTTCACCGTGGACCCGTCCGTGCAGCAGACGCTGGAAGACCAGATCCAGCAGTCCGCCGCTTTTCTGACGCTGATTAACATCACGCCGGTTACGGAACAGTCCGGCCAGTTGCTTGGCCTGGGCGTTGGCTCCACCATTGCCGGAACCACCGATACCACCACCAAAGAGCGCGAACCTACCGATCCGATGCTGATGGAGGACGTGGAGTATAAATGCGAACAGACCAACTTTGACACGGTGCTGACCTACGCAAAGCTGGACCTGTGGGCGAAATTCCAGGACTTCCAGGTGCGTATCCGTAACGCCATCGTCAAGCGCCAGGCGCTGGACCGCATCATGATCGGCTTTAACGGCGTGAAGCGCGCCAAAACCTCCAACCGCGCAGAAAACCCGCTGCTGCAGGACGTGAATAAGGGCTGGCTGCAGAAAATCCGCGAAGACGCGCCGGACCACGTTATGGGCAGCACCACCCAGGACGGCACCACCACCGCAGGCGCGGTAAAGGTGGGCAAGGGCGGCGACTATGCCAACCTGGACGCCGTGGTGATGGATGCGGTTAACGAGCTGATCGACGTGGTGTATCAGGATGATGACGAGCTGGTTGTTATCTGCGGCCGCGAGTTGCTTTCCGATAAGTATTTCCCGCTGGTTAACAAAGAGCAGGAAAACAGCGAGAAAATCGCCGCCGATCTGATTATCAGCCAGAAACGCATGGGCGGCCTGCAGGCGGTGCGTGCGCCGTTCTTCCCGGCCAATGCCCTGTTGATCACCCGTCTGGATAACCTGTCCATCTACTGGCAGGAGGACACCCGCCGCCGTTCTGTTATCGACAACCCGAAACGTGACCGGATTGAGAACTTCGAATCCGTCAACGAAGCGTATGTGATTGAAGATTATCGCTGCGCGGCCCTGGTCGAAAATATCGAAATCGGTGATTTCAGCGCGCCAGCTGCGCCGGAAGGTGGGGAGTAACGCATGAGCCTGAGTCCCGCACGGCAGCACCGCCTGCGCATTCAGGCCGAACAGGCCGCCCGGGAGGGCGGCAGTGTTCGCCATGCGTCCGGCTATGACCTGATGCTGCTGCAGCTGGCAGAAGACCGCCGCCGCCTTAAGGGTATCCAGTCCACCGTGAAAAAGGCGGCAATCAAGGTGGAGCTGCTGCCGAAGTATGCCGCCTGGGCGGAGGGCGTGCTGGCTGCCGGAGGTGCGCAGCAGGATGACGTGCTGATGTACGTGATGCTGTGGCGTATCGATGCCGGTGATTATGCCGGTGCGCTGGAAATCGGGCGCCATGCGCTGCGCCATGGCTGGGTGATGCCGCTGGGCAACCGCAACGTGCAGACCGTTCTGGCGGAAGAAATGGCGGACGCCGCACAAAGCGCCCTGCTGGCCGCCGCCGGTTTTGATGCCGATCTGCTCCTGCAGACGCTGGAACTGACTACCGATCTGGATATGCCGGACCAGTCCCGGGCACGCCTGCACAAAGCCATCGGCGCGGTACTGACCGAAAGCAACCCGGCTTCTGCTCTTAATCACCTTACCCATGCGCTGCAGCTCGATCCCCGCTGCGGCGTGAAAAAAGAAAAGCAGCAGCTGGAGCGCAGATTGCGCAGTGACAGCCGCTAACGAACGTGCCCCGCGCACGGGCGGCACGGGGTGGCGAAAGGCACTGCCACATCAAAACCCCGTCCACCGCCCACTATTTCAGGAGAAAGCCGCATGCAGTTTATTGCGCCAGAACAGGCACCGGAACAGGCGGACGTTATTAAAAATACGCCGTTCTGGCCTGATGTGGACCTGTCGGAATTTCGTAGCGTGATGCGTACTGACGGCACGGTGACGCAGCCCCGTCTGAGGCAGGTTGCGCTGACAGCCATTTCCGAAGTTAACGCTGAGCTGTACGACTTCCGCAACCGCCAGCAGATGCTGGGCTACCGGGATCTGGCTGACGTGCCGGCGGAAATGCTGGACGGCAAAAGTGAGCGCATCCAGCACTACCTTAACGCCGTGTATTGCTGGGCGCGCGCCGTGCTAAATGAGCGTTACCAGGATTATGACGCCACGGCGTCCGGGGTAAAGCGAGGGGAGGAACTGGCGGAGGCCAGCGGCGATCTGTGGCGTGATGCCCGATGGGCTATCAGCCGGGTGCAGTATGCACCGCACTGTACGGTGGAGCTTATCTGATGAAAGTGCGTGCGCACCAGTATGACACGGTGGACGCGCTTTGCTGGCGTCATTACGGGCGCACGCAGGGTGTCACCGAGCAGGTTCTGCAGGCAAATCCGGGGCTGGCTGAGTATGGCCCTTTTTTACCGCACGGGCTGCAGGTGGAGCTGCCGGATATTCCGGCGACAACCACGGCGCAGACCGTCCAGCTATGGGACTGAATTATGACGCTTGAACGAATCAGCGCCTTTATCACGTACTGCATCGCTGTTTTGCTGGCATGGCTGGGCGATCTGTCGCTTAAGGATGTTTCAACGGTTGGCGGCGTGCTGATTGGTGTGCTGATGCTGGCTATCAACTGGTACTACAAGCACAAAACCTACCAGTTGCTGCGCGACGGGCAAATCACGCGGGGGGAATATGAATCCTTCAATCGTTAAACGCTGCCTTGTCGGGGTGGTGCTGGCTATCGCCGCCACGCTGCCTGGTTTCCAGTCGCTGAATACCTCCGTCGAAGGGCTGAAGCTGATAGCCGATTTCGAGGGGTGCCGCCTGCAGCCTTATCAGTGCAGCGCGGGTGTCTGGACTGACGGGATCGGCAATACGTCCGGTGTAGTGCCCGGCAAGACCATCACGGAACGGCAGGTGGCGCAGGGGTTAATCAGCAATGGGTTGCTGACGGAAAAAAGGCTTGATGCGTGCCTGAAGGTCAGGCCCCCGCAGCATGTTTACGATGCGCTGGTAAGCATCGGCTTCAACGTGGGCGCCGGCGCAATATGCCGATCCACCATGGTGTCCTACATCAACCGCCAGCAGTGGTGGCAGGCATGCAACGAGCTGCCGCGCTGGGTTTACGTCAACGGTAAGAAAAATAAAGGGCTGGAGAACCGCCGCGCGCGGGAGCTGGCCTGGTGCCTGAAAGGTGCTGGGCTATGAGACGTGCGTTAGTAGTGGTTCTGGCGCTGACGCTCGCGGCGCTGGGCTGGCAGTCGTGGCGGCTTAACAATGCCAGCCACACCATCGAGACGCAGGGCGCGGCGCTGAAAAGCAAAGCGCAGGAACTGACGAAGAAAAACAGCCAGCTGATCGGCCTGTCTATTCTGACCGAAACCAACAGCCGGGAGCAGATGCGGCTTTATGCGGCGGCGGAGCAGACCACCGCGCTGCTGCGAAACCGTCAGCACCGGATAGAGGAACTGAAACGTGAAAATGAGGATTTGCGCCGCTGGGCTGACACTCCTTTGCCTGCTGACATTATCCGGCTGCGGGAACGTCCGGCCCTCGCCGGAGGTGCAGCTTACCGTGAGTGGCTGTCCCAGAGTGACGCAGTGCCGCCTGGAAAGGTCAGCGCCGCGCAGTAACGGCGATCTGAATGCGGTGCTGAATGAAACGGAGGCCGCCTGGGCGGCGTGTGCTGACAAAGTGGACACGATAATTGCGTGCCAGGAGCGAGACAGTGAACAAGCCGCAGTCTTTACGCAGCGCCCTGAATAAGGCGGTGCCGTATGTCCGCAGTAACCCGGACAAACTGCACCTGTTTGTGGATAACGGTTCACTGGTGGCGACCGGGGCCAGTTCCATGTCATGGGAGTACCGCTACACCCTGAACGTAGTGATCGAGGATTTCAGCGGGGACCAGAATCTGCTGATGGCTCCCGTTCTGCTCTGGCTCACGGACAATCAGCCGGATGCCATCAATAATCCTGAACTGCGCGAAAAGCTGTTCACCTTTGACGTGGATATTTTGCGCAATGATGTGTGCGATATCAGCCTGAACCTGCAGCTGACGGAGCGCGTGCTGGTCAGCACTGACGGGGGCGTATCGAGCGTTGAAGCGGTGCCGGAACCGGACGTACCGGAAGAAATGTGGACGGTGAAGCATGGGTGATCTGCAGAGGGTGGATGACTGGCTGGCGGCGTTGCTGGCGAATCTGGAGCCTGCCGCGCGCAGCCGCATGATGCGTCAGCTGGCGCAGGAATTGCGCCGCAGGCAGCAGCAGAATATCAGGTTGCAGCGAAACCCGGACGGGAGCGGATACGAGCCGCGCCGGGTAACGGCCCGCAGCAAAAAGGGCCGCATCAAGCGCCAGATGTTTGCAAAACTTCGCACCACCAAATACCTGAAAACCGCTGCCAGCGCGGATTCTGCCAGCGTGCAGTTTGACGGCTCAGTACAGCGTATTGCCCGTGTTCACCATTACGGCCTGCGTGATCGCGTCAGCCGCAAAGGGCCGGAGGTTCGCTACTCGCAGCGCCGCCTGCTGGGCGCGAATGATAAAGTAATGGAGGCCACAATGAATGCACTATTACGCTGGTTAACATAAATAAATGTTGGGCATATCAAGGTATTATTAGTCCATGAAGGGTTCCAAGATCTCACAAAGCTCAGCATCGTCGAGGACAATCCATCTGCAAAATGCAGAAAACTTAGCATCACGTCTAATCATAACTTTAATTTTTTCAATGAGATATAATTTGCGATCGTTTGGAGTATCATCCTCGTAATATTCGATGATGTTTTTGATAAGTTTTTGCGTTGTTTTTGTTATTTGTGAGCGTAGGGCGGCTGATGTTAGCCTTTTATTTATTGTATGATCGCTGTTGTACACTTTTTCAAGTAAATCGGCAGTGGTTATAGTTTTTTTATCATTAAATAGTGGTTCTACGGTTACTTTTTTAGCTTTTGCTGAAAATCCAGGTAGCAGCTTTATACGATTCCATACAACTTCGTTGCAGCAATCAAGTAGTTCATCATGCTTTGTCAGTTTTATATTATTGCACCTGCCGCAGGATAAATAGAGGTTATCCCAGTCATAAGATTTTTCGTTATCATTTTTCCTTGAGACGAAATGCTCAATGTTTATATCTAACGGATCTTTATTTTCGCAAATATAACATTTACCAAAAAAGCATTCTTGTAAGGCTTCATGTACGTCAGGACCGTCATAACGTAATTTACGAGACAATGAAACTGGCGCAGGGTATGTTCTGTTAACTCTAAACATTATTTCTCCTGAGCGTTTTCTTTTTTAAATTTGATGATTTGAAGCTTTGCAAAATCCACAAAGGCGCTGGCTTCAGTATCCATTGATTCTTCCGACGAAGCGAGCGAGTGTATTATTTTTATGGCTGTTTCAATATTATTATTATCTAAGCGTGTTAAGATATTTTCGATTTTTTCTAACTTATCGGATAATACAATTGACATTGGGTTAACGCCAAATAACTCTTGCAGGATGACATTGTTTGAATAAGACGATACATCAACAATTTGTTGATTGCTGGATAAATCATAGATAACGGCATCCGTAACAGAAGAAACCACAAAGGGTGAATGAGTCGTAACAATAAATTGAATTTTGGGGAAGGAATTGCTAAAAAAACGAAGTATCTGTTTTTGTAAGGAAACATGCAGGTGGGCATCTATCTCATCAATGAAAACAATACCTTCAATACTCTCAGGGGTCAGTTCCCACATTTCTATGCGCATAATCAAATCCGCGTATATTCTTAAAATTGAAGAATAACCGGACGAAAGCGTCTGAAACGTAAATTTATCTTTCATATCTTGATGAAGATAAAATTTTCCTTCAGTACTGTCAAACCTTAGTTTAAGTTGTGTGTCCTCAAATAGACCTTGTAGATCAGTTTCGATTTTATTAAACCAATTTTGAATTTTTGTTGCCTTTTCTTCATCGTTATCGAAAGAAATTGCGTAGCTTTGTGATGTTTTCAAACTAATCAAATAGTTCTCAAAAATGTTGTCCCCATCCTTTTCATTAGAAAAATGAGCATTCTCTTCGACTAGAGCAGAAAGTCTTGGCACAAACTGCGGGGCAGTAATTGCTGCTTCTCTAAGAGCTTTGTGGAAACGAAGGAGGGAGCGAGTGTTTACACTATCTTTTGTAGAGGTTGTTATATGGAAGTTATCTAAGACATGCAGTCTTTTTTTAATTTGTATAATTTCTTGCTCATACCATGAGTAATTACTACCATCGCGGCCTCCTTGTTTTAGATTGTATTCATAGTTGCTAAGCTGTTGCTCAAGATGCTGTTTATTATTATTGTTTGGTTGATCTAGCCCATCTTTTAAAAATTCGTAGATGGAATTTATAAAGCTGGTTTTGCCACTCCCATTACCTCCCGTAATTATAAGGTTTTTTCCATTAAGGATAAGTTCGGCCCTTTTTGCGGTATAAGGGATAGGGACTGAAATTTCGTTTATTGCTGTAAGCATATTTCCTCTTGTGTAGTAGTTGATACAAACCATTCGATGATGAATATAAACCGAATTGAAATATAGTTCATCAAAAAGTGGAGCTTATGAACGCACAACTGACCGAAATCATGCGCCTTATCACCAACCTGATCCGCACCGGCACCGTGACCGAAGTGGACCGGGAAAACTGGCTGTGCCGGGTGAAAATTGGTGAGCTTGAAACCAACTGGATTAACTGGCTGACGCTGCGGGCCGGAGGCGGCCGCACCTGGTGGTGCCCGTCGCCGGATGAACAGGTGGTGGTGCTGAGCATGGGCGGGAACCTTGAAACCGCCTTTGCGCTGCCTGCCATTTACTCCAATCAGTTTGCGCCGCCGTCGGATTCAGTGGACGGCTGCGTGACGGAATACCCGGACGGGGGCTGGTTTGAGTACGAGCCCGCCACCGGCCGCTGGCACGTCAAAGGTATCAAATCCATGGTGATCGAGGCGGCTGACAACATCACCATGAAAACCAGTGAGTTTGTGGTGGAGGCTGATAATACCCGCATTAACAGCGAAGTCGTGATTAACGGCGGCGTCACCCAGGGCGGCGGCGCTATGAGTTCTAACGGGATCGTGGTGGATAAACACGGTCACACCGGCGTTAAGTCCGGCGGCGATACGTCAGGGGGCCCGGTATGACGCTGTATACCGGTATGAGCCAGGGCAACGGCAGGGCCATTACCGATACGGACCACTTGCGTCAGTCGGTCCGGGATATTCTGCTGACCCCACAGGGAAGCCGCATTGCACGGCGGGAATACGGCTCCCTTCTGTCCGAACTGATAGACCAGCCACAAAACCCGGCGCTGCGCCTGCAGGTCATGTCTGCGGTCTATGTGGCCCTTAGCCGCTGGGAGCCCCGGCTTACGCTGGATTCCATCACCATCAACAGCAGCTTTGATGGCTCGATGGTGGTTGAGCTAACCGGGAAGCGCAATAACGGCGCGCCGGTGTCCCTTTCGGTATCAACAGGAGCAGATAATGGCAGTAATTGACCTTTCCCAGCTCCCCGCGCCGCAGATCGTTGACGTGCCGGACTTTGAATCCCTGCTGGCTGAGCGTAAGGCCGCCTTTGTGGCCCTGCATCCGGCAGATGAACAGGACGCGGTGCGGCGCACGCTTGAGCTGGAATCTGAACCTATCACCAAACAACTGCAGGAAAACACGTACCGGGAAATCCTGCTGCGCCAGCGTATTAACGAGGCGGCGCAGGCGGTCATGGTGGCTTATTCCATGGGTAATGACCTTGAGCAACTGGCGGCCAATAACAACGTGAAGCGTCTGACGGTAGTGCCAGCTGACAACGACGCGGTGCCGCCGGTTGCTGCGGTGATGGAAAACGATGAGGCATTACGCCAGCGGATTCCTGCTGCGTTTGAAGGGCTGTCCGTTGCGGGGCCAACGGGAGCTTATGAATTTCACGCCAGAAGTGCGGACGGGCGCGTGGCGGATGCCAGCGCAACCAGCCCGGCCCCGGCGGAGGTGGTGCTGACCGTACTGAGCCGGGAGGGCGACGGCACGGCAGGGGCCGATCTGCTTGCGGTGGTTGAGCAGGCGCTTAACAGTGAGAACGTGCGGCCGGTGGCGGACCGCCTTACGGTGCGCAGCGCCGAAATTATCCCGTACCGCGTTGATGCAACGATTTTCCTTTATCCCGGCCCGGAAGCTGAGCCGGTGATGGCAGAGGCTAAAGCCAGCCTGCAGAAGTACATCGCCAGCCAGACACGGCTGGGACGTGATATCCGGCGCAGCGCTATTTATGCCGCGCTGCACGTTGAGGGCGTCCAGCGCGTGGAACTGGCCTCCCCGCTGGATGATGTGGTGCTGGATAAGACGCAGGCCGCGTCCTGCACGGAATGGAGCGTAACCAACGGGGGCACGGATGAATAGCCTGCTGCCGCCCGGTTCGTCACCGCTTGAGCGCCGCCTGGCGCAGACCTGCAGCGGGATATCCGATCTGCAGGTGCCGCTGCGTGATTTATGGAATCCGGCGACGTGTCCCGTTGCTTTTCTCCCGTATCTGGCCTGGGCCTTTTCCGTTGATCGCTGGGACGAAAGCTGGACCGAAAGCGTGAAGCGCCGGGTGGTGCAAGACGCTTTCTATATCCATCAGCACAAAGGGACAACCAGCGCCGTGCGGCGCGTCGTGGAGCCGTTCGGCTTCCTGATCCGCATCATTGAGTGGTGGCAGACCGGTGAAACCCCGGGCACGTTTCGCCTGGATATCGGCGTGCAGGACCAGGGCATTACGGAAGAAACCTATCTGGAGCTGGAGCGGCTGATTAGTGATGCCAAACCGTGCAGCCGTCACCTGGTGGGTATGTCCATAAACCTGCAGACCAGCGGCGATATGTGGGTAGGTGCTGCCACGTATACCGGCGAAGAGATCACGATTTATCCGTACATCAACGAAACCATTATTTCCGGCGGCACCGCTTACGAGGGCGGCGCGGTCCATGTTATTGACACTGTGAGAGTGAACCCATGAGCGCAAAATTTTATACCCTGCTGACGGAGATCGGCGCGGCGAAACTGGCAAGCGCTACCGCGCTCGGTGTGCCGCTGAAAATTACTAAGATGGCTGTGGGCGATGGCGGCGGAGTGCTGCCGACCCCGGACGCAAAGCAAACGGCCTTGGTTAACGAAAAACGCCGGGCTGACCTCAACATGCTATACATCGATCCGCAGAACAGCAGCCAGATTATTGCTGAGCAGGTGATCCCCGAAACCGAGGGCGGTTGGTGGATTCGTGAGGTTGGTTTGTTCGACGAAACCGGCGCAATGATTGCCGTGGGCAACTGCCCGGAGAGCTACAAGCCGCAGCTGGCGGAGGGGAGCGGGCGCACGCAGACCGTGCGCATGGTGCTGATTACCAGCAGTACCGATAGCATTACCCTGAAAATTGACCCCTCAGTGGTTCTGGCAACCCGCAAGTATGTGGATGACAAGGTGCTGGAGCTAAAAGTGTATGTAGATGACCTGATGGCAAAGCATATTGCCGCTAACGATCCCCATACGCAGTATGCGCCGAAAGCCAGCCCGACATTCACTGGCACACCAAAAGCGCCGACCGCGGCGGCAGGCAATAATTCCACGCAGCTTGCCAATACGGCCTTTGTACAGGCGGCAATTGCCGCGCTTGTTGATTCCTCACCGGGGGCACTGGATACGCTGAATGAACTGGCTAAAGCGTTAGGTAACGATCCGAACTTTGCCACTACCATGACCAATGCGCTTGCCGGAAAGATGGATAAATCAGCTAGCGGCGCTGATATTGCAGACATTTCCGCATTTCTGAACAATCTTGGTCTGGGAGCAGGCTCCGCACTGCCGGTTGGTGTTCCGGTTCCATGGCCTCTTGCAGCAGCACCTGCTGGCTGGCTGAAGTGCAATGGCGCAGCTTTTACTGCTGTGCGGTATCCGAAGCTGGCGCAGGCGTATCCGGGCTTAAAACTTCCTGATTTGCGTGGGGAGTTCATCCGTGGCTGGGATGACGGGCGCGGGGTGGATACCGGGCGCGCTTTGCTTTCATCGCAAAGTCATGCATTCACTGAACACAGGCACGCGTTGAGCCTCTGGACTGGTGCTGCTTTAGGTAAGGGTGATGCGTTGGCGCAGAGATACAGTCCGCAGGCATCAAAAGGGGATGGTGGTTCTATGGATGAAAGTACAAATACTGGCGGGGCTATAGGTTTTGCAAACTTAACAAATGAGGTTGCATCTTCCTATAAAACATATGCATCAAATGAGACTCGTCCGCGCAACATTGCATTTAACTACATCGTGAGGGCCGCATAATGCCGACTGCAGTGTTAGAAAATGGCTTCGCTGTCATGGCGGGGGAAATGGTTGTGTTCAACTACGACAGCCTGACGCGAGAGTACCTCTCACAGTCAACAGAGTACCTGCCGGTGGGTGTCAGCATCCCTGCTAATTCCTGCACAGACGCCCCCCTGGCTGCAAAAAGCGGTTATGTTATCTGCAGAAACAGCGAGCTGACAGGTTGGGAATATATGGTGGATCATCGGGGTGAAACTGTATGGAATGTCAAAACAGGGGAGGCGCAGCAAATTATCGTTCCGGGTGACTATCCGTCTGATATAACGATTTACCCACCCGTCACTCCTTACGACAAGTGGAATGGTGAGCGCTGGGTGACAGATGAGGCGGTGAAATCAGCGGCAGAAATTGCCAAAGCAACAGTAACAAAAGCTGAACTTGTCAAAAGCGCCGCCGAGAAAATAGAGCCTCTGCAGGATGCCGTAGAGCTGGATATAGCAACCAACGAAGAAAAGAGCCGCTATGATGCCTGGCGAAAATACCGTGTATTGCTGACGCGTGTGGATACATCGATAGCACCGGATATTAACTGGCCAGATCCGCCCGAAGATTAATCCTGTCCCCGCACCCGCGGGGATTTTTTTACCCCTTCCATTGTGTCATTCCCCACACATAGCCCACTGCGTGCGCCGCGTGCATATCAACCAGAACATAGGCACACCCCCTGTAAACCGGAGAGACTGCCTTATGGCTCAGGATTACCACCACGGTGTGCGCGTTGTTGAAGTCAACGAGGGCACCCGATCCATTTCCACGGTGAGCACCGCCATCGTAGGCATGGTCTGCACCGGCGATGATGCCGATGCGTCCATGTTTCCCCTCAATAAGCCTGTCCTGCTGACTGACGTACTGACCGCCAGCGGCAAAGCGGGCGATTCCGGCACGCTGGCCCGCTCGCTGGATGCGATTGCCGACCAGGCAAAACCTGTGACTGTTGTCGTGCGCGTGGCGCAGGGCGAAACCGAAGAAGAAACCACCTCCAACATTATCGGCGGCGTAACGGCTGAAGGGAAAAAGACGGGCGTTAAGGCCCTGCTTTCTGCTCAGTCGCAGCTCGGGGTTAAGCCGCGTATTCTCGGTGTGCCCGGGCATGATACGCAGGCGGTTGCCACTGAACTGCTCAGCGTGGCGCAGAGCCTGCGCGGGTTTGCCTACGTGTCCGCCTACGGCTGTAAAACGGTGGAGGAGACTATTGCCTACCGCGACAACTTCAGCCAGCGCGAAGGGATGCTGATCTGGCCTGACTTCATCAACTTTGACACCGTGCTGAATGCGGACGCAACGGCTTACGCCACCGCCCGAGCGCTCGGCCTGCGTGCCAAAATTGACGAGCAGACAGGCTGGCACAAAACCCTGTCCAACGTGGGCGTGAACGGCGTCACCGGCATTTCTGCAGATGTGTTCTGGGACTTGCAGGACCCGGCCACTGATGCGGGCCTGCTGAACCAGAACGACGTGACCACCCTGATCCGTAAAGACGGCTTCCGCTTCTGGGGCTCCCGCTGCCTCAGTGACGATCCGCTGTTTGCCTTTGAAAACTACACCCGCACGGCGCAGGTGCTAGCTGACACCATCGCTGAGGCGCATATGTGGGCGGTAGATAAGCCGCTTAACCCCTCGCTGGCCCGCGACATTATCGAAGGTATCCGCGCCAAAATGCGCAGTCTGGTGAGCCAGGGCTATCTCATTGGTGCGGACTGCTGGCTGGATGAATCCGTTAACGATAAAGACTCCTTGAAGGCCGGGAAGCTCACTATCGACTACGACTATACGCCGGTGCCACCGCTGGAAAACCTGATGCTGCGCCAGCGCATCACCGATCAGTACCTGATGAATTTTGCCAGCCAGGTCAGCGCATAAGGAGGCAGCATGGCTTTACCACGCAAGTTAAAACACCTGAACCTGTTCAATGACGGGAACAACTGGCAGGGGATCGTTGAGTCACTAACCCTGCCGAAATTTACGCGCAAGTTTGAGAAGTATCGTGGCGGCGGTATGCCCGGTGCGGTGGATATCGATCTGGGGCTGGATGACGGCGCGCTGGATACGGAATTTTCCATCGGTGGCACTGAGCTGCTGTTATTCAAGCAGATGGGAGCTGCAACGGTGGACGGCATTCAGCTGCGCTTCACCGGCTCCATCCAGCGTGACGACACCGGGGAAGTGCAGGCGGTGGAGCTGGTTGTGCGCGGACGCCACAAGGAACTGGATTCCGGCGAGTGGAAGACCGGCGAAAGCAATACCACCAAAGTCAGCAGCACCAACAGCTACGCGAAGCTGACCATCAACGGCGAAGTGCTCTATGAGGTGGATCTGGTCAACATGATTGAAATCGTTGGCGGCACGGACCTGATGGAAGCGCACCGTAACGCCCTGGGCCTCTGATTAACCTTAACGGCGCGGGCTTCCGCGCCAGTAACCTCTTAACAGGAAAAGAACATGAGCGATAACCTGACTGAAAAGACCGTACAGCTGGACACCCCTATCAAGCGCGGTAAAACCGAAATCACAGAGATTGTGCTGCGCAAACCACAATCCGGCGCGCTGCGTGGCACCCGCCTGCAGGCCATTATGGATATGGACGTGGGCGCAATGATGACCGTCATTCCGCGTATCTCCACGCCGACCCTGACAGCGCAGGAAATGGCAGAGCTTGACCCTGCCGATCTCACCGCACTGTCCGTTGAGGTGGTGACTTTTTTGTTGAAGAAGTCGGTGCTTGCCGGTTTACCGACAGCCTGACGGTTGACGATCTGGTGGCAGATATCGCCACCATTTTTCACTGGCCGCCGTCCGTCACTGACGTTATGCCGCTGACCGAAGTGCTGGAGTGGCGGCATAAAGCGATTCAGAGAAGCGGGGCCAGCGATGAGTGACACTAACCTGCGCCTGCAGGTGATTCTAAATGCGGTTGATAAGCTCACCCGCCCATTCCGTTCTGCGCAGGTCAGCTCAAAGGAGCTGGCTACCGCCATTCAACAGAGCCGCGCCAGGCTGAAAGAGTTAGACGCTCAGGCGGGCAAAATTGATGGCTTTCGTAAATCGAGCGAGCAGCTGGCAATCACCGGTAATAACCTCAAAGCCGCGCGCGAAGAAGCGGCCAGGCTCGCCACGCAGTTTACCAGTACAAACCGCCCGACGGCGGCGCAGGCCCGTCTGCTTGAGCAGGCGAAAAACCGCGTTTCGGAACTTCAGTCCAAATACAACGGCCTGCGGCAGTCGGTCCAGAACCAACGCCTTGCGCTGAATGAGGCCGGACTTGATATCCGTAAGCTCAGCAGCGCCCAGCGCGAGCTGCGCCAGAACGCCGACGAAACCCGGCAGGCGCTGGACCGTCAGCAGAAATCCCTTAAACGGCTCGGTGAGCAGCAGGCCAGGGTAAATGCTGTCAGGGAGCGGTATTCCCGGAGCCTTGAAGTGCGGGATCGCATCGCCGGAGCCGGGGCCACAACCTCAGCGGCAGGGCTGGCAATGGGGGCGCCGGTCGCGGCAGCAGTGAAAAGCTATGCCAGTATGGAAGACGCCATGAAAGGCGTGGCAAAGCAGGTTAACGGTCTGCGGGATGATAACGGCAACCGTACTAAGCAGTTTTATGACATGCAGGCCGCCATCAAGGCTGCCAGCGAACAGCTGCCGATGGAGAATGGCTCTATCGACTATGCCGCACTGGTAGAAGGTGGCGCGCGCATGGGCGTGACCAATCAGGACGATCCCTACGAAGACCAGAAACGTGACCTGCTGGCCTTTGCCAGTACGGCGGCCAAAGCGGCCACGGCGTTTGAACTGCCCGCCGATGAACTGGCTGAAGGGCTGGGTAAAATCGCCAGCCTTTACAAGGTGCCGACCCGCAATATCGAGCAGTTGGGCGATGCGCTGAATTACCTGGACGATAACGCTATGTCTAAGGGCGCGGACATTATTGACGTGCTGCAGCGTATGGGTGGCGTGGCTGACCGCCTGGACTTTCGTAAGGCGGCGGCGCTTGGCTCCACATTCCTGTCATTAGGTGCGGCGCCGGAAATTGCCGCCAGTGCATCAAACGCCATGGTGCGCGAGCTGTCCATTGCCACCATGCAAAGTGACCGCTTTATGGATGGCATGGATATGCTGAAGCTCAAGCCCAGAGAGCTTGAAAAGCAGATGGCGAAGGATGCCATGGGCACCATTCTGCGGGTAATGGAGAAGGTGCAGAAGCTACCGCAGGACAAGCGCCTGTCCGCCATGACGATGCTTTTCGGCAAGGAGTTTGGCGACGATGCCGCAAAGCTGGCTAACAACCTGCCGGAACTGCGCCGCCAGCTGCAGCTCACTGCAGGGAATGATGCAAAAGGCTCGATGCAGAAAGAGTCCGACATTAACAAGGATTCGCTTTCTGCGCAGTGGATGCTGGTAAAAACGGGCGCACAGAACGCCTTCAGCAGCCTGGGCGAAACGCTGCGCCAGCCGCTGATGGATATCATGGATTACGTCAAAAGCGTAACGGGTGGGCTGCGGCGCTGGATAGAAACCAACCCGGAGCTGGCAGGCACGCTGATGAAAGTTGCCGCCGCCACCGCCGCAATCACGCTGGCGCTGGGCACGCTTGCCATTGCAGTGGCAGCGGTGCTGGGGCCGATTGCCGTGATCCGGTTTGGTTTGTCCATGCTGGGCGTAAAAACGCTTCCGTCCGTATTCACTGCAGTTACGCGCACCGGCAGCGCGCTGTCCTGGCTGGCAAATGCACCGCTTTCCGTGCTACGTCGCGGGATGGCTTCAGCTGGCGGTGGCGCAAGTTTGCTGACTGCTCCGCTGAATGCGCTGCGGCGTTCCGCCGGGGTGGCGGGCAATGCACTAAAGACGTTAGCCGGTGCCCCGCTTAACCTGTTACGCGCCGGAATGACGGGTATTCGTAATGTTGTAGGTATGGTGATGAACCCCTTGGCAGCATTACGGGGCGGGTTATCCGCCGCCGGTGGCGTGCTGCGCTTCCTGGTGTCCGGCCCGCTGGCATTACTTCGCGTTGCGCTTTATGGCGTTTCTGGCCTGCTGGGCGCGCTGCTAAGCCCGATAGGGCTGGTTGTGGCTGCGCTGGCTGGTGTGGCACTGGTTGTCTGGAAATACTGGCAGCCTATCAGCGCATTTCTGGGTGGCGTGGTGGAGGGGTTTAAAGCTGCCGCAGGGCCAATCAGTGAAGCGTTTGAGCCCCTGCGCCCGGTGTTTGAGTGGATTGGCGATAAGGTCAGGGCACTCTGGGGATGGTTTGGCGACCTGCTGACGCCGGTCAAATCCACGGCTGCCGAACTGAATAACGCGGCCTCTATGGGGCGGCGGTTCGGTGAGGCCCTGGCCGAAGGCTTGAACATGGTCATGCACCCGCTGGAGTCGCTTAAAACTGGCGTGTCGTGGCTGCTTGAAAAGCTCGGCATCGTCAGCAAAGAGGCGGCAAAGGCGAAGCTGCCGGAGCAGGTGGTGAAGCAGCAGCACGCCACGGTGAACGGCGACGGGAAAGTGGTGCTGCCGCCCGGCGGCTTCCCCATGATGGGGTTTGCTGGCATGTATGACGACGGCGGCGCCATCCCGCGCGGCCAGTTTGGCGTTGTCGGTGAGAATGGCCCCGAAATCGTGAACGGCCCGGCAAACGTGACCAGCAGGCGGCGCACGGCGGCGCTGGCTTCGGTTGTGGCCGGAACCCTGGGCATGGCGGCGGCACCTGCAGAAGCTGCGCCCCTGCATCCGTTCAGCCTTCCCGCCATGGCATATCAACAGAGCCAGCCCGCGAAGACTGACCGCGCACCCGCAGTGATGCACTTTGAAACGCACGCGCCGATCACGATTTATGCGCAGCCAGGGCAGAACCCGCAGGATATTGCGTGTGAAGTTGCCCGCCAGCTCGACGAGCGCGAACGCCGCACCCGCGCGAAGGCGCGCAGCAACTACAGTGACCAGGGGGGATATGACGCATGATGATGGTGCTGGGGTTGTACGTTTTCATGCTGCGCACGGTGCCGTATCAGGAGCTGCAGTATCAGCGCAGTTGGCGGCACGCGGTTAACAGTCGCGTTAATCGCCGCCCGTCAACGCAGTTTCTTGGCCCGGACAACGACTCGCTGACGCTTTCCGGCGTGCTGCTGCCGGAAATCACCGGCGGCAGGCTGTCCCTGCTGGCGCTGGAGCAGATGGCAGAGCAGGGCAAGGCATGGCCCCTGATTGAGGGCAGCGGGACGATTTACGGCATGTTTGTGATCGAGAGCCTGAGCCAGACAAAGACGGAGTTTTTCGAAAGCGGCATGCCGCGGCGGATTGAGTTCACGCTGACGCTCAAACGGGTGGATGAATCGCTGTCTGGTATGTTTGGCAGCCTGAGTGACCAGCTCAGCAACCTGAAAGACACCGCAACGTCTGCGATAGGAGATATTCAGAATACGGTTGGAGGGCTACTGCAGTGAATTTTAGTTCTAAACTCCTGAGCCTGTACAGCAAAAGTCCGGGCTTAAGTATTGTGATCGAAGGCAAGGACGTTACAACCGTGCTGGATAACCGCCTGATGGGGGTAACGCTTACTGATAACCGGGGCTTTGAAGCGGACCAGCTTGATCTGGAACTGGACGACGCGGACGGGCAAATTGTCCTGCCGCGTCGTGGTGCGGTCATTCAGTTTGCGCTGGGGTGGGAAGGGCAGCCGCTTTTCCCTAAAGGCTCGTTTACGGTGGATGAGATTGAGCACAGCGGCGCACCTGATCGCCTCACCATTCGTGCCCGCAGTGCTGATTTCCGCGCAACCCTGAATATCCGCCGTGAAAAGTCCTGGCATCAAACAACCGTGGGGGAAGTTGTCAGGGAAATCGCGGCTCGCCACAACCTGAAAATGGCTATCGGGCAGGACCTGGCTGACCGGCCGCTGGATCACCTGGACCAGACAAATGAAAGTGACGCGAGTTTTCTGATGAAACTGGCGCGGCAGTACGGGGCTATAGCATCCGTCAAAGACGGCAACCTGCTGTTTATCCGGCAGGGCCAGGGGCGAACGGCAAGCGGTAAGCCGTTGCCGGTAGTGACCATCACCCGAAAGGACGGTGACGGGCACCGCTTTACTCTGGCAGACCGTGGCGCTTATACCGGGGTAATTGCCAGCTGGCTGCACACCCGGGAGCCAAAGAAAAAAGAAGTGACGAAAGTTAAGCGCCGCCGCCGGAAGAAAACCGCAAAACCAAAGGAGCCGGAGGCAAAGCAGGGGGACTACCTGGTGGGAACGGACGAAAACGTGCTGGTACTTAACCGGACCTATGCAAACAGGGCTAACGCTGAGCGTGCTGCAAAAATGCAGTGGGAACGACTGCAGCGCGGGGTGGCTTCATTCTCGCTGCAGCTCGCAGAAGGCCGGGCCGATCTCTATACGGAAATGCCGGTAAAGGTCAGCGGCTTTAAACAGCCAATAGATGATGCGGAATGGACCATAACCACGCTGACCCACACTATCGGCTCGGATAACGGCTTTGTTACCAGCCTTGAGCTTGAAGTGAAAATAGATTATTTAGAAATGGAATGA